GCGAACTGGTTGGATTTGATGAACTACCACACGACGACCAAGTGGACGCTTCAAGTGGAGCGTTCAATTATCTCAATGAAAACAAGCCTCCGAGGATTCGGAGTCTGTGAAGGAGTATAACATGGGCATCATGAATCGTATCCGAAACTTCTTGGCAGTAAAGGCGTCTTCGGTACAACCGTTGATCGCCATCCTGTCCTCGGGACACTACGTTTCCCCCAGGAGAAACCTCAAAGAATATGCGCGAGAGGGATATCAGGCGAATGGTGTTGTATATCGATGCGTTTCAATTGCTGCTCGTGCTGTAGCGAATGTTCCCATCGGCGTGTTCGTGAAAGGTGAACAAGTAGAAAACGAACTGACTGACCTACTCAAGATGCCGAATCCGAAACAAGGGTACGCGACATGGATGGAAGATGTTATATCTTACCTGATGCTGACTGGCAATACATACATTGAGAATATCGGCGTGAACGGCAAGACGAAAGAACTGTGGGCTCTTCGGCCGGACAGAATGCGAATCCAGCCTGGAATGTTAGGGGTGGCGAAGTACATATATCAATGCTCAGGGCAGGACCGTGTCTGGGAGGTGGACCCTGTATCACAGAAGAGCGATATACTTCACATGAAATTCTGGAACCCGAACGATGATTGGTATGGTCAGTCGCCGATTGAAGCGGCGGCGAATTCGGTGGATCAGCATAACCTGTCAGGCGCATGGAATCAATCACTGTTACAGAATAGCGCTCGGCCTAGTGGCATGATGACCACTGAATCACGGCTGGACGATGCACAATACGAACGACTGAAACAGGAAATGACACAATCGTACGAAGGGTCCAAGAATAGTGGGCGACCCATGCTGTTGGAACAGGGGCTGAAGTGGACCAGCATGCAAATGAGCCCAGCCGAAATGGACTGGATCAATGGGCGAAACATGTCCGCCCGTGAAATTGCTTCGGTCTATGGCTTACCTTCACAGATGCTTGGCATACAGGGCGACTCAACGTATTCCAACTATCAAGAGGCGCGTCAATCGTTCTATGAAGATACGGTGCTGCCTCTGTTGGACTTTGTGTTATATGATATCAATGGATGGTTGCGCGAATCCTATAACGGAGCGGAACTGCGAAAGATCGTGGATGATATACCTGCACTCGCTGCCAAGCGTGAAAAGCGTTGGAGCATGATACAGACCGCCGATTGGATGACATTCAATGAAAAGCGGAAGGCGACAGGGTTCAACGAAATAAACAATCCAGATGCGAACGTTGTCTGGGGAAATGCTAACGCGATTCCGATTGGTACAGCAAGCACCCCACCCGAAGAAGGATCTGAAACATTCCCCGTTGATATAAGTATGTCAAAGGATAAACTCGCAATGATAATGGATATCATCAGCAAGGTGGGGTCTGGTGAACTGACCGAGGACGTAGGTCGTGCGCTGGCCTTGAAGGTGGACCCGAGTTTTGATGTTTCGCTTATCTGCGAACCTGAGGAAGAAGAGGAAGAGGAAGAGGACGACGAAACTATAACAGAAGAGGAGAACGACATGGAAAACGAAACCAACCCTTACGGGTTCTGCCCTAAATGCGGAGCCCCTGGCAAGACGCGGGAGCGTAGGCCGGACGGCAATGATACGTGCGAGAACGGATGCACCTATCCTAGCAAGGACGCGCTGAAAACGAACCCTTCTGATCTTCCTGCCAAGGCAAAGAAAAAGTCGTGATAAACCTTTCCACCGCTCAACGTCATAAAGAACGTCAGGTCATGCTCCGGCTGATCGATGCTATAACAGCACGGTCGGAGCGGGATCTGAAGGACGCCTATAACCTTCTCTCCAGGAATATCGGGGCGCATCCAAAAGCAGTGGATCAGGTTATATCACAGCATGAGCAGAATCTTATCCGCATCCTTCGGAAATGGGGAAGGATCTCCGCGAGCGCGGGAACGACACGTATGCGCGAGGCACTGAAACAGCACAAGTCTTTCAGGGTACGGTTTGAACGCAAGGCCACCGAAGAAGAATTGGATACCCTATTGTTGGACAAGGTAAAGAAGAACGCTCTCAAGAAAGCAAAGTCCATCGCCGCTGATGATAAAGCCCGGATCCGCCGTTATCTCCTGGACGAAGAAAACCTGGGCGAAGGTATAACAGATCGTCCTGGAGAGGCTGTTATAGGGCGGGGCATTCGCGAACGAGTGGAAGGTATATCAGTCTGGAGAGCGAAAACTATAGCACGAACAGAAGTTCATTCCATGGTCATGGAAGCGAATAATGAAACAATCGCTGCCGAGGCTGAAGCAGTAGGCATGACAGAGCAGACGAAGAAAGTCTGGACCGCTGGAATGGATCTCCGAGTTCGTGAAACCCATCTTGAAGCGGACGGGCAGAAAGTATCACTGGATGAAAAGTTCAACGTCGGTGGTTATATGTTATCGTTCCCAGGAGATCCATCCGGTCCGGCTGGTGAGGTTATCAATTGCCGTTGCATCATGACTTATGATGTAGAAGACGAGGACTGGGATGCCGCTGAACGTGCTGTGAATGCCCGAAGAAGATAAGTGATTGCGCTGAAGTCGCCTATAAAGCGAAGGCGGGGAATACTTTTGGGACCGTTGGGGTTGCATTGTGTGGGGGCGAGTATAGTGAACGCCTTGTGAGAAGGCCAATAAAGAAAGGAAAGCATTATGAACCGCATCATTGTACCATTCCTTGAACTGAAATCCGGGCTCGCGACTCCTCGCGATGCCCAGACCGAAGGCTTCATTGCTGGTTATGGTTCCACCTTCGGGAACGTGGATGATGGTGGTGATATATGCGTGAAAGGTTGCTTCATGAGTTCGCTCCTGGAGCACAAGGATCGCGGAACCATGCCCTTCATGTTCTGGGATCACAAGATGTCGCCCGTTGGCGAATGGCGTCACATTGAAGAAACCGATAAAGGGCTCAAGTGTGAAGGTGATATCTGGACTGGAAAAGGGATTGAAGATGCCGAGAAGGCGCGAATGGTTGCGAAAAGTAACACACGACGCGGTCTGTCCATTGGTTTCAAGACGCGCGAGTATAACATTGACAAGAAATCTGGCGCACGAAATCTGACACGGTTGGACGTTGAAGAAATCTCCGTTGTCATGTTCCCCATGAACCGCTCCGCCATTATTGAACAGATCAAATCTTTCTCTGGTGAATTGCCTACCATCAGAGAATGTGAAACCCTCCTGCGGGATGCAGGACTTTCACACAAGCAGACGAAAGCGCTCCTCTCCAAAGGATACGACGGTCTTCGGGATGAAGACAGTTCCTCCCAGGAAGAGATCGCTGCCATGCTGCAAGGCTTGCATCAGTCTATCACAAACTCCATCGCCTGAAACATGGCAAAGGAAAGTCCCATGCCCGAGATCAAAGATATCATTGAAGGCTTGAACAAGTCCTTCACAGATTTCAAATCCGTCAATGACCAACGTCTTGCGGAAATTGAAAAGAAAGGGTTCGCAAGTGCTGCCCTGGAAACGAAACTGTCTAAGATCGAAGCCGATCTGCAGACCAAGGAAGCCGAGCAAAAGAAGGCTCTGGAGAATATCCAAGCCGCTCTGAAACGCGTCAACGGCTCGCTTGATACCAAGGCCAGCAATGGTCTGACCCCCGACCAGATGGAACACAAGTCGCAGTTCTTCGGTTGGATGCGTGGCAAAGGAAATGAAAGTATTCTCCGCGATCTGGAAAAGAAAACCCTGCAAGTCGCCGATGATACTCAGGGCGGTTTCTATGTTCCCGCTGATGTAACAGGACGCATCATCAGCAAACTGTTTGACACGTCGCCGATGCGCCAATTTGCCAGCGTTGCAAACATTGGAACCGGAGCCCTGGAAGGCCCCACCGATCTCGGTGAAGCCGAAGGCGGATACGTCGGTGAATCGGGCGACCGTTCTGCTGATAGTGGCAATCCCACCCTCGGTACATGGCGCATCCCCGTTCACGAACTGTGGACCATGCCCAAGGCAACGCAGAACGTGATTGATGATTCTGTGTATGATTTGGAATCTTGGCTCGTCAAGAAGATTGGTGAAAAGTTTGCTCGCATTGAAAACCGCGAGTTCGTGCTTGGTACAACCAAGATCCGCGGATTCCTGTCATACGATATTGTAACGACTCTTTCTGGCGATGATTATACGGCCAAGAAGAAGATTCAATATTCCAAGACTGGCGTTTCAGGTGGGTTCGCCGCGACTCCCAATGGTGGCGATATCCTGATTGATATGCAACAGTCCCTGAAAGAAAGTTATCGCGCGAAAGCGGCTTGGGCGATGAACCGTTTCACTGTTGG